GCCTTACGAGGCGTCTCTCGCCGGCGAACGCATCGCCATCGTGCTGGGCGCGGAAGGCAAGGGATTGCGCCAGAAGACCCGAACGACCGTCGATCGCCTGGCGCGGCTCGACATGCCCGGCACGATCAAGTCGCTGAACGTCTCCAACGCCGCCGCCATCGCGCTGTACGCCGCAAGGCGGCACCTCGGCTGAGGCCGGCGATCGCCGCAAATGATCTGCAGTAGCAAGGCGGATGGGGAAGCGAGGATGGTGCCGGATGAGGGGATTGAACCCCCGACCTTCGGTTTACAAAACCGCTGCTCTACCGCTGAGCTAATCCGGCGACCGGCTGGAACCCCTACCGAACACGGGCTTTCGGTGCAACGGTCAAATGGAGACCAGAGAACGAGAACGGAACGTTCGGCATCGCGTGGAGGTCAGCGGAGTGAAACTCCCACGGAAATTGCCACGGTCTGTTCCGCCGCTGCGCCCACGTCAGGAGAAGGATGACGCCGATGGCCTCGAGCCCATGGTCCCGCGACCCGATCCAACCGCACGACGACCCTGCCTCTCGGCTCGAACTCGCGAACGCGGACACCCGCGAGAAGGCCATCGCAGAGCTGCGCATAATCGCCAGGGAGACTGATCCTGCCGTCGCGCGATCCGACAGCGCTCAGGTCATCGACGAATTGCTCCGCGCCATCGGTTATGCTGACGTCGCCGACGCATGGAACGCGGTGAACCGGGAGTGGGCGTGAAGAAGGTCCCGATCACCATCTCCACCCTGGGCGATCTGCTCGACAGCCACATGGGTCTGTCATGGGCCTGTGACGACTGCCACCGCAGTCTCGACCTGACGCTGGCGCGGGCGATCGAGCTATGGGGCCGCGATCAGGTCTACGTCCGCTGGCGGGCGCCGGTGCGCTGCGCCGGGTGCGGGAGCCGGAACGTCAGCATGCGGGTTCTCGCCGATGTCAGGATCAAGCAGGAGACGGGCACGCCGTTCGGGTCCTGAACGCAGAAAAGGCCCGCGCCACCCAATCAAGGGCGGCGCGGGCGCCGGCGGGGCGATGATGGGGCGGCTAGCCGGATCGGTGCCGCTGATATTCCGACCCCCGTAGGGCTTTGACCTCCTCGCGGACGTTTCGCATCTCGTCGTGCAGCGCTTTCACCGCCTCGCGAATCTGGGCAAGGATGCCCGCAGCGACTTCCTCATGGTTCTTCATGGCGGCGACGTGGTGGGCAGCTGCGCCCTGCCCCTGCTCTATCCGAGACATGATGCGCTCGATCTTCTCCAGAGCCTCCACCATGTTCTCCTGACGCGAATTAGTCCCGTCCAAAGATCGGCGGATGGCCTTGAAAACCTCGGCATCTTGTTCCCTGCTGGTATCGCTCCGCCTGAGCAAGTCGACAGCGACACCGAGACTCTTGTCGATGTTCGACAGCATGTCGAGATAGCGGGTGACCATACTTGGCAGGTCGGAGCCGCTATCCTGCGTCACCGCCTTCGCGGTTCCCGATGAAGCTTTATGGATGCCGTAGAGCGTGGCGACGATGACCCCGAGGGCCGCGATGAGTGCGCTGATGCCTTCAACCGTCATTCCCGCGTCCTGCCAGGCTGTCTTTAAGTTTTCCAAGGACGTGGGCGTCATAGGCATCCGCCGCGCTCCGATAGCATGAGATCAGGTCGAAGACCGCGAGCACGCCATAGGCCGCGATGCCGGTCGAGGCGACGCCGATCGCCCATGCATGCGTCACCAGAAGGACGGCGATGTGCGACCACATCATGCAGCCGGCACCAGCCCCCAGGCATCGCACCACCGGCGATCTGCGATGATGGCCATTGACCCAGAGCGCGCCCATCCAGAGGGCTCCGGCCACGCCGAGGATCGCCGCCAGTTCGGTTTCGGTCCAGCCGCGTTCGATGAAAGAGGAGAAAGCGTCGTTCTCCTGAATCGTGTCGCCCGGCAATGCGAGGATGGCTGCCCAACCGAGCATGATGGACGCCGAGAGGTATTCGACGCGACGGTTCTTCATCGCGACCTCACCATCGGGACGAACGGCACCCACGACACGCATCCCCGGCGGTTGCGATAGGTGATCATCAGCCGGCCGTCGTCTCCGATCTTGATCGCCGGCACCGGAAGGTCCTTGCGGCATTCGAGGTCGGAGATACGGCGCTCAGGAGCGGCAAGAGCGCGCGTCATCGGATAGGACAGCCAGACGAGCGCCAGCACCGCCAGGAACGCCGCCACGGCCCAGAAGGAGACGCGCCAGGGACGGTTCATCGCCGTCACTCGCCGATCGGCTTGCGAGACATGAACCGTCCGTAGATCGAGAAGCCGCCGCCGAGGATGCTGAAGATGCTGCCGGAGATCACGGTGACGTCGAAGGTGCCCATCTTCACCTCGCTGACGAGGCCCGCGATGCCGGCGACGATCGCCGTGATCGAGCCCAGCATGACGCGGGAGCGGAACCAGTCCTCGTTGTTCGTCAGATGGTCGATGGCCGGGGCCACTTCGGCGACGACGCGAGCCGAGACAGACGGGACATCGCCCGGCTGGATCGACAGGCTGGGGGAGGCCGCGGCGCTGTCGAGTGCCTTGGTGACGAGAACGCGGACATCGTTCGTTGCTTTCGACATGGTCATGCTCCGATCAGGGCTTTGAGGGATGCGAGGCGGGTTTCGATGCCGTAGATGAGCGCGGCGATCTCTTCGCGGTCGTCGGAAGGCGGCAGGGGCTCCGGCGGTGCGGCGCCCTCGCCCAGCGCGGCCCGGAGATCGGCCTCGATGTTGACGCGCTTGGCGCTGGACCAGACCGGCGTGCCGTTGGCATTGACGCGGGTGTATTCGTTGATCGTGCCGTTGTTCGACCACTTGCCCCGGAACAGGAGATCGGCTTCCGCCTGGCGACGCCCCTTGATCTCGGGCGGCTTGTTCCACGACAGGAACGCTTTCTCGGCCGCCGCCATATCGCCGCGCTTGAATGCCGCTACCCACGACGCCTTGCCGATCGAGCCCGTGTTCCAATGAAAGGAAAGCGCGGCCGCGAATTGCGCCTCGGTGAGTGTCGTGCCGGCGAATGCCTTGCGGACGGCCTCGGCATATCTGTCGAGCGCCCACACGTAGATCCGCAGGCAGTGCTCCATCGTCTGCGGCTTGCCGATGTAGCGGGTCACATCATGGCTGGTCGCGCTGGTCAGGCCGACGCTCCACGTCCAGACATTGACCGAGTCGCGATAAGCCTGCCTCACAATCGCTTCATGGGAGGCCACCTCAAGAGCGACCTGATAAGTGATCTTGTTCACTGGATGCTCCATTGAGTTTCCGTCCGCGTCATTGTATCTTTGGGCATGGCAAAGAACCCTCGACTGATAAATCTTGCTGGGCATCGCTTCGGGCTGTGGGTGGCCTTGAGGAAGGCTGGCAACACACCAAACGGCGCAGCCGTATGGGCTTGCCAGTGCGACTGCGGGACGAGCCGCGACGTACTCGGTGCAGACCTGCGGGGTGGCAAATCAAAGTCGTGCGGCTGCGTCGGCGCACATCGCATCGGCGACGTTCATCGAAGCCACGGCCAGAGCGGAACTAGGCTCCATCGCATCTGGAAAGGGATGCGGGCGCGCTGTCTAAGAAAGAGCCACCCGCAGTTTTCGGACTACGGAGGGAGGGGAATAACCATTTGCCCCGAGTGGGGCTCGTTCCCCGCGTTCAGCGAGTGGGCGGCTTCATCTGGGTACGCCGACGACCTCTCTATTGAGCGAGTGGATGTGAACGGCGGCTATTCCCCGGACAACTGCGAATGGGCTGATGCTTCTCGGCAGAGCGCAAACCGACGCTTTGTCCAAGTGGCTCCAGATGGCGAGTTGTGGCTTCACAAGGCGACGGCAAACGGCGTCAGCAAAGACGCCTATTACAAGCGGCTGAGAACGGGGTGGCGCATTGAAGATGCGGTATCTTGGCCAATGGGGGTTCGGCGGCCAACGCTGTCTTTGTAGGCCTGCCGGATGATGGCCTCGTGGGAAGCAATCTCCAGGGCGGTCCGGTAGGTGATCGGGTTCGCCATCATCCCCTCCCCTTCAGGCGCACGGAAGCGCGCCCCTGTGCGGTGCGTTGCATGGTGGTTCTCCTGTGGGTGGCTTTACCGGGACGGGCGCTGTGCGTATGGGGGTGGTGAAATCAGGGAAAGAGGCCGATGAACGACCAGCCGGAACACAAGCCGGACCCCGCTTGGGTTATGCCGCTTTACGTGACTCTCGCGGTCCTATTCCTTGCCTCCCAAGTCGGCCTCACCGTCTATGCCCTCAACGATGAGGCCGAGCACGGGAAGCTCAATAAGATCCAGTTGCTGGGCCGTAGCGTTCACGAGTAGCGGGCCTCATTGGGCCACTAGAACCCTAGCAAATCGGCGATTTTGTTCGCGCTGATCGTGCCGACTTCGTTGAGAGCAACTTGGTTCCAATGGGTCGTGCTGCCCATCTTCCCCTGCCCAACGAAATCCTGATACGGAACGACCAGTTCGATGCCCTCATTCTCGGCTGCAGCTTCAGCCACCGCCTGCCGAAGGCGCGAATAGCCCAGATCGTTGGTGCTAACCGTCTGGCGATCAGGCGAGATCAGATACAGGGGCAAGGCCGGGATACCCGTTTTTGCCCGGAAACGATCTCTTAAACCGACCAGCAGTGCTTTATATGCAGCTATGGTGGTCGATCCAGACTGGAGCCCACCGACATCCTGCTCCCCACCGGCATAGATCACGCCACGGGTAACACTGCCTCGCGTGGTGGCATTGATGTGATCGACACCCTCCCGCCACTTCGCTACGGCCCTGTCGGTCAACGTGCTGCTGGGCCCCCAATTCCCGGCCGTGCCCGATATGATGAGACCGCACCCGGAGGCCGCCGCGCCGATAATCGCCGCGGTTCGAGCCGTGCGGGCATTCCACTGCAAGCAGAATGCGGACCAGGCCGAACCAGTCAGAGACACGCTGTTGGTGATGTGCTGCGTTGGCTCGGCCATCGGACGCAGGAAGCCCGTGTCCATGTAGTGCCCGGCTTTGCCTCGCGGGACAACGGGAGCAAGAGAACCGTCACTGTCTGCGCCTTGGGCGTTCGACTGACCGGCAATCAGGAAGACGTCGTAGAAGTTGGCATCGACATAAGACTGCCCTGACACGTCCCGAAGCCACCGCATATTGGCCGCGCGAAGGTTCTGGGGGATTGGAGCAAATGCACCGAGGGCGCCATAGAAGCGGCAAGACCTGTTCGCAGACGTACGCCCATTGGCGCTGATGCCGATATAGCCATTGGTTATTCCGTCAAGGACGGCCGGAACAGTCTCTCTGAACGCGAGGGTGGTGCCGCTCTCTTCCGTTGTGAGCGATTTGTAGCCGCCGTTTATCCATGACGACAAGGCACCGGGAACCAACAGTAGGTCGATAGCCGTAGGAAGTCGGAGAGGAGCCGAGCCGGCCCGGATAAGCACGCGATCTATCGGAAACCCTGTCTTGAAAGCCGCTGGCTGGATGATCGCCGAGTTGATCGTGTTCTGGATGAAGATACCGTTGGCGGCGTCCGTCGCAACGCCGAACAGATTTCCTGATTCCTCGACCGTGCGCGTTACCGCAACGCCTATGTACGCTGACGTGAAGGAGATCGTTCCCGTGGTGCCAACGCCGTCGGCAGTCGTAAGGAACGCCCCTGCCGGTACATCAATGTAATAAAGGCCGGCACTGTCGATCTGCATGGTGCAGTTGATCGTAGCGTGCGACCGAACAAGATGGTTCCCGCGCCCAGAAGGATCGTTGATCCGCTTAACAACCTGACCCACGGCAGTGACCGGGACAGTTCCCGCAGCATCTTGGAAACATTGCCCAGAGAGGCCTACCGCGTAAATGAACCCGTTCGTTCCGGTCTGCGTCAGCCACGTCGCGAAGGGCGCATAAGAGGCATATTGATAATCGAGCGGCGCGAGAGCGGTTGACTGGTTAAGCGTGGCGGTGATGTTCTCCAGTGCGTTTATGACTTCGGCGCGCGCCGCTTCCGCTGCTGGCGTCAGATCGCCGGTGTCGCCCTTCGGCCCCGGCAGCCCATTCGTCTCCCACTTGCCGATGACCTCCACATCCGTTGTGCCGTCGCCGCCATAGATGCGGACGAACGGACGGACGTAGCGCGTCGTGGCCGACAGGGTGATGTCGGCGTCAACGTCTGCGTCCCGGCTGTAGGTGAACTGCGAGGACTTTCGGCCGTCTGCCGTGGCGAGGTTGAATGTCTCCAGGATGCGCGTCGAGACGACTTGCTTATTCGCGTTCATGCACGACAGGCCGAACTCGATCGCGTCACCCAGCGGATCGGACGTGTTGACGGCGCGGCGAACGGCAAAGCGGACGACGTAGACCGGGGTGGGCTCTGCGGCCATATCCTGGCGGGAGGCGATGACTCCTGGCCCGGGCCCGCTCGCGACGTAGCGCAGCACCTGTCCGTCTTCATTCGCAACGGACGTGCCTACGGTGAGTGGTGCCTGCGCCCCGGCCGAGCCAGTCAGCGACGACGTGAAGATCTCCTTGACATCGCCCGGCCGCTCGCGTGCGCCGAGGTAACCGATCCCGTCTTCGCCCTTGGCGCCGGCGGCCCCAGCCAACCCGCGGGTCATGAACTGGAACTTGTTGTTGGACCGGATCAGCGTAAGCGTCATGGGATGGGCCTCATGATGAGAGAGGCCCGCGAGCGAGCCTGAGAAGTCATTGCGATGTGAAAGCGATTAGGCGGTGATGCGGCCCGCATGGACGCGAAGCTTGCCGCGCCAGATCTCGATATGCTGGGGGTCTGCCGCCGGATCGGAGAGGACGAGGAACTGGTCCCACTCGCCGATTGGCAGGTATTGGATCACGGCTTCGCGCGGCACGGAAATGGTGAAATGCCCCTCTGCCGGGGCGTCGAAGTAGATGCCGTTTTCCTTGACGAGTTGGTAAATCAGAACCGAGTGATCGTTCGTCGGCCGGATATACATCGTCATCGTCTTGCCGGTGAGGTTCACGGGGTTTCCAGCCTCATCAAGAAGCTGCGGCACCGGGTCGAACCAGTTCTCATCCCGCGCGATGTCGATATTGACGATCGTGAACGGCGCGCGGACGTAATGGGTATTGCTCAAGGCAGGATCTCCGGATCTGGCGGAATGACGATCGGATAGTCTGCCGACCACGGTCCTATAGCTTCAGGCCCGGCGCTCATGCGGATGCGGACGTGATAGGTGGTGTCCCAAGCGACAGGGTTGGTCACAGCGCTGTCTCTCGTCCCGGCGACCAGCATGGGCGTGTATGTCGTGCCGGCGCCGATGCGATACTGAACCTCATATGATCGGTTGAGCGCAGCGCTCGGCGTCCAGTCGGCGCGGACGGCTGGTCCGTCGATCTGCGAAAGCGTCAGCTCGGGAGGCGAGAGGTTAAGGTCTGGCGAAGTGTCCGGCGGAACAGAAGTCGATGTCCCCTCCTCTGCTGTGGTCCAGTCATAGGACGCGGCATTGGCCGAGCGCAGCGGCAGCCGGGTGATCGTGAACGCCTCGAGCTCCGGGCCGCCGTCGAGCCAGAATGGCTGGTCGACGTCGATCTCGGCGTTCACGAACCGGATCAGCCGCTCGCCGAAGCACTGAATGCCATCAATGTCGACCAGCACTTCCGCCAGCTTGTCGCAATTGTCCCGCGCCATCTGGATCTTCGCCAGTCGTCGGGCTTGGCTGTGCGAGGGAACCTGCGTGAGGACGAGCGGTTGGGTGACCAGTATCCCGCTCGAGGCATAGTCGACCTCATCGCGCCACGGTGTGCCATCCGCTTCCACGTAGCCGAGCGCTGGCTCCATATACTGGATCGACAGCTGGTTGTACCGGGAGAAGGCGTCCGGTGGCTCGAAATTGAACTCCAGGACATTGCCGTCTTCGGTGTCGATCGTCACCGTGGGCTCCTGCCACTTGCCGCCTCGGATCGCCTTCTTGCCTTCGGGGGTGTCGAAGATCGTCGCGTCGCAGGCTTGCCGCAGCCGGCTGAGCACCTCCCATTTCGGCTGCGCCAGCGAAACCGTCGTCGCGATTCGGTAGCGCGGTTCGGTGCCGCCCGCCGCCAGGGCTACGGGCTCGTCGCACAGGTTCGCAAACGCGGCGAAGGACGGCAGGTCGATCTCGCCGACCGGGATGTCGTAGCCGTCGGGATGCGTCAGATAGTCGAGGATCGCGAGACCGGCGTTGTCGCTCCACCGCGTTACGCCGTCGCGAGGGTCATACATCCGGACGCCACGGACCAAAGCCGAAACCTGCGGCTCTCCGCTCGGATAATGCGACTGGAACTCGTCGCCATGCCCCGACACGAAATAGGCGACGATGTAGGCCGTGCCGCGAAGCCGGTGATCCGCCGTCCACTCTCCTGGGAAGGCGCCGGTCAGGTAGGCATCGGCCGCCTGGTCCTCTGTCCCGAGATGCGTAGCGATCCGAACCAGCGGATTGGAGCCGTTTTCATAAGGCTCCGTCTGGACCCAGCCGCTGCCGTCGATCGT